ATACCTGCAACTGAGTCCATACCTTCAACTTCTGCTCCTGCTCCTTCTTTATCAATTGGTCCGTGAATACAATCCACCGGACAAACTGCTACACAAGCGGTATCACAAGTTGAGATACAAGGTTCTGTTATTACGAATGCCATTAGTTTTTAAATTTTGCTAATGGGTCTCCGTGGAAATCCACTTCGTGTTTTTCTATATGTTTATGAGCTGCGTTAGCAATTCTTTTAACATCTTTAATTTCAGATTCTAACTTAACGATATCACCTGTGATACCTGATAAGTCAACACCTTCAAAAGAATCGATTCTTTCTTTAAGATAATCAATATCTTTTTCAAAATCATCTAATTTTTGTCCAACTAATTCAATGTCTGATGTTTCTGCGAATCCTTGAACTACTTCTTCTAATGAATCTATTCTACCTGTAAAAGTATACCAACCTGCTATTAGTGATGATAATACCGTAACGATAGCTACTATGTTTTGTATTGATAATCCAAACTTTGCGTTTTGTAGATTATCTACCAATTGTTCTGCGTCTACTTGTTTCGCCATTTTATTCTCTCCTTGATTAACAACAAGTGCAATTACAACAATCACATTTCATTGTATTTCTCCTATTTATGATAATTAATAATTTTAAATCTACTGTCTATCCAACATTTTCCATAATACAATATACCTAACCATATTGTAAACAATACTCCGTCAATGTATCCGATTGAATTCCATATTTCAACGATATCCATTATAAGTCAAACCCAAATGAAATCATTAAAGTTTCGTTGTGGAAACTATCTGTATTGTAATAATATGCTAATGATAAATCTACAATACCTGCGTCAATACTACCACCTAATGTGATATAATCAACTTCAAATTCTGATTCTGTGTAGTATCCTAATTTAAAACTTGCGATACCTAAGTCGTATTGTCCACCTAATCCGATTGAATTATAATCTTCAAACACTTTAACATCTGATGCTAATGTGAAGTTTCCAAACTTCTGTCCAACACCAATACCTACTGACATAGGTAAATTAAGTGATTGGTCTAAAAATTTAGTTTCACCACCGACATCTTTTAATACAATACCGACTGATGTATTACCGAACTCTTTGTAAGCACCTAAGTCAAATCCATAATTCATATCAATATCTAAATCATCAATAAAACTATGATTGTATAGATTTAATCTTGCTCCAAACATCCAGTCCTTGATTTGAAAACCATACCCACCACTTAATCTAAATGATGCGGATTCAAAATCTCCAAGTATAATACCACCTTGGTCTGCTTGTGTTTGTTCACCATAGTTAAAGTAAAATAATTCACTTGACCAACCTAAGTCTGATGTGTATAGAATACTTTGGTATCCCATATCATCTGTTAGGTTTGGTAACCAATCTACATATGATATTTCTTGGTGTGATTCTCTTAGTCCTGCAAACGCTGGATTATGAAATACATTTTTCACATCTGCGTGTGCTATACCGACATTACCCATACCGGCACTATTTACACTTGGATTAAGTGTAAAGACATTGTTTGCTTGTGCAAATAATGTTCCTGTTAATATTAATAAACTTAATAGTTTTTTCATAATTACTCCTTATTTAATAATTGTAAATTTCTTAGATTTAATTTTGTTTTCAGTTTCCATTACGAATAGATAAACACCAGATTCTAATTCTTGGTATCCACCAAAACCTTCACCTATCGCGTCTGGTAAATCTGAGAAAGTGTATGTGTGCATTCCGTCGTTAACGACTTCATCTAATAAAGTTCCAACCTTTTGACCATTAACATTATAAATACTAATTGATACTTGTCCTGTTGACTCCATATAGAATTGGAAGTTAATTGAGTTATGTTCACTATCATTATATGGATTTGGATAAACATAAGTCATCTCGTCTTCACTTGGTTGTCCACCACCAAATGCCCAAAACTTATTCCATATTCTAATCTTACCACTTTGTCTTTGCATTAGTAAGTCATCACCTGCTGGATTACCTGCATTAGCTTTACCTACAAATTGTAAGTCTGCTTCTGTCCACTCTTGATTATTGTTTTCGTTTAACCTTGAGTTAAATACCAATTGTAATCCAACCAACTCTTCAGTCAAATAATATTCTTCTGGTGAATTGTTTGGTGAGTTTTCTAATGCTCCAAATGAAATTACTTTATATCCCTCTTCGTCTATTTCACTTTCGTTTAGATAAGTCATCCAAGGTCCTGGTAAAAGTCCTGTTTGAGCGTCAATAAATTGAAGTTGTTCTTCTTTGTATCTAACTTCAAACTCAAATCCTGCTACCTTAGTTGGTAGTCCTGTTATTTCATCTAAACTTGGTGTAATGGTTAAAGGAACTACAACTTGATTACCCATTTGAACTTTAACACTTCCGTCATCTGGTAATGATAAACTAACACCTTGTGTGTTGATTATACTTCTACTACTTCCGTCGTAAGTGTTGTTTGTATTGGTGTATGTCCAAGCACTTGGTGCGTCATCACAATCTGCGTTTACACAAGTGTCGTTCCAAGAATTTTCACCTGCTTCTCCGTTTTGAACCGTGTGTGTATCCCAACGATAGTATGTTGCTCCTGTGTATGCGTCTTGATATCCGTCTCCATTTTGTTCTTGAACCTTTGTTCCTGATAAATTCATATCACCAGTAAAGTAAAGTGCTACATCATCTGCTGTGTAGTCTGGATTTACATCTCCGTCTGTTGTTACATCTGGGTCATCAAATGTTGATGTTCCACCCAACACTACTACTTGTAAAGTATCATTACCTGTTTGGACATCATCCATCATTGGATTTAACCAAATAACTCCACCTGCGTCTTGTGTTAAAACATCTGTTTCTTGGTCTAAGTCGTCGTCCCAAAATGCCGTGAACTCTCTTCTTTGTTTAGTGTCACCCCCTCTAAGTGCTTGATAGTAATTAAGAGTTTCTGCATTTCCGTTTGATTTTAAGTTGTCAATACTTGACCATTGTTGATAAGTGTTTCCATTAACGTGTGTATATGATGTTGAAAATACTCCACTTGTATATGCCCATATAAAGTAAGCGTCATTTAATTGAAACAAGTCATCTCCGTCTACATCACCAATCAAATAAGCACTTGGTGAATCTACATTGATATCACTTTCGTTTACAAATTTGTTTGATTGAAAATTGAATGCTGCGATTGCGTCATTAATGTTTGTAATCGCTCCTCTATCTAATTCTAATTGTGTATGTTGACCAATGTCGTCATCTGCGTTTGGTGGCCAGAACGATACACGATAAGTATTGTTTCTTGGTAATTGAATATTGTAATATCCATTTTTATCTGTGTAGGTGTAATCAAAATAAGATACTCCTAAAAATCCTTTACCTGGTAATGCTTGGTCTGCAAATGTTGTTGTTCCGTTTGTATCGGTCATTTTCAAATAGTAGTATGTTCCATTTGTATCTCCGATAACATCATCAGATAAATCTTCATCTGCTGTGTTTGAATCATCTGCCACATCTTCAATATCATACCAATTAGAAAATGGTGTATTATCATCTACATCTGGATTGTCTTCATCTAATTCAAATACAACTTTCCAATAAGGATAAGTTTTCTGAACAAATGTATCATCATCTACTCCGTCACTATCTGTGTCGGTTTTCTCTCCAATGTATCTACCGAAACCTTCAATATCAACAAGTTTTGGGTGTAGAGTAATGTCTCCTCTTGCACCACCATTGTTAGTTGAATCTGTTCCCCAATTTCCGTCAATATAAACTTTATAGTCTAATAGATAATCATCACTTACATAAGTATAATATCCTGTGTTTCCACTATAATATGTTGGTATTCTAAATGAGTGTGGTTGATAATTATCAGCTACATCATTGATTCTAAATTGTAATTTTAATACTTGTTTTTCAACTCCATTACCACCACCAAATGTGTAGTCTGGTGTTCCATCTGAGTTATCATCAACTCCGTGAGATACCATAGTAATTCTTAACCAATCATAATCTGAATCAACTGCTGATTGTTCATTACCATTACTTTGAATACTATCCGTATATCCTACATTAGAAAAGTAAACTACTTCAAAAGAATAATCTGCACCTGAACTTTCATCACCTTCAGTCCAACCTGATATATGTGAACCTTTGACTACTCGTGAGTTTCCTTGACTCCAAGCATTGATTGATGTTTCTTGATTGGTTCCGTCGTTTTCCACCCAAGTAATTAAATCATTGTCAAATGCAATATCAAATCTAACTGATGTAATATCTTGACCTACATCATCAAGAGTGACTTCTATTTCTAAAACGTCATCTCTCCAAGAATCAAAATTATTGTTTAGATAAGCTGGTTGGTCTTTATCATCTGCAAGAAAATCTTCTAAATTAACTGTTTCTTGAGCTTTCCACCAATATTCTGGTGTGGACCAATTACCTATTTGTTTAACTCTTATGATTGGACTTTGTGCAAAGACCATTCCAAACATAACTGCTGTCATAACCGTATTTTTTATAAAACGAAACATTGTTTTCTCCGTTGGTTTATTTCAATAATAAATATAAGATTGTTAAAAATTAGACATCAAAACGCACTATGAAACTGGTTTCAATGTCGTCTGATAATTTTATAGGTTTAGCAAGTTTTCCGTGAGCCAAGAGCTCATTATTTTCACTATATAGTCCAATATCAGTTACAAAAGGTTTAAAATTAGACTCAGTTACAAATCCTAATGCCTCTGATGCTGCATTATAAAATGTAGCATAACTTCCTGTTCCTTGTCCTGTTGGTTGGTCACCTGGTCCAAAGTAATTGGACATAGATACAACACCCTCAGCCATTGTAATACTACCACTTCTATCTGGTGTAATACTAATATTTGTAGTTGTGTTGAACTCAAATGGTTTTACTCTTACACGATATTCATATTGATAGTGAGTTTGAGTTGCTTTATAATCTAAACTATATGAAGTTCCAAATCCAACATCTTTATATGAACCCGTATCAGTCATTACTAATAGTCCTTGTTCATAGAAAATGTTTCCTACTTCTGAACCACTTCCACGAGTTGCGGCAGTAGTTGAACTACCACTTAAAAAATTATTTGTTTTGAATGTTGAGAAACTTGCTGAATGATTGTTATCATATAGATTACCTTCCCCGTCATCTCTGATATCAAATGTCTGTCCACCAACCGTAGCTGATAGTTCAATACTACCTGGTTTTATTTTTTCACCATACAATTCTCTCGCTACACTAATTACTGATGCTGAGTTATGTAGGTTTCTATTCATAGAACCAGTATTTACATATTCTCTTCCGTGTTTAGAATAAAATAGATTGTGCAACATAGTATATGTTGGTAATCCAAAGTAATTTGTAGATACTGAACCTGTTGTTATTGTTATGGTTGCGTCTGATGAACTGACATAATTAAACTTAGAACCTGAACGAGCTTTAATAGCAAATACACCACTACCACTATCGTTGTTAGTGAATGTAAAGTTCTTAAAGGATTGAAAGGACTTTATAGTTGCGTCGTTATCTAAGTCAAGATTTTTGAACATTAGGTTGTCCTAAAAATCAAGTTTCACTTTAATAATAGCTTCCCTTGAATATGATTTTAATAATGGTTTACTTAGTTTAGCAATTGCTAATAACTCATTCTCATCATTGTAAAGACCAACCTGTGTAATAAAAGTTTTAGGGTCTTTAAAGAAAGTTCCTTGTGTTAGACTTCCGTCTGAACCAGTAGAGAAAGTTGGATTAGAACTAAAATTAAAGTCTTTATTATTTGCTCTAATAAAGTAATTTGTTGAACTAATTTCTTCTTCTCTTCTTGCTTGGAAACTTGAACCTGATTTAATTGAGTTATAGAACTTTTGTGGTCTATTATCAAAAGTATCCGAACTTCTCGGATTTACTGGGTCCGCTATTCCACCACTCGCTTCCATTTGAGATGCGTCTAACAATATAATTCCTAAGTCTGGATAGAATAATCCTAATCCACCACCTGGTTGACTTGCTGCTGCTGTATTGATTCCGTCATTGATAGAACCACTAACAACATTAAATACTCTACCACCCTCATTTACGGTTGGATTAAGTCCAGCACCACTATCATCAATTAGTTGAATCTTTGCAGCTTTACCTGACATCTGACCTGTTAATTGTAATTCCCAATTACCTGGGTCAATCTTTTCTCTTTGTCTTGCTCTTTGGAACGAGATAAAGTAGAAGTCATCACTTGATGATGGTGCACCTGTAAATGTAAATTCATCTGTGTTTGGTGCCAAGATAACATTTCTAAATTGTCTATATAGAGCTGCTGTCTGTCTACCACCAGTTGTTAGTTTAGTTGTGTTACCTGCTGAACCACTTCCGTGAATATTTGCATATCCAACTGCGATTTGTGTTTCTGCAGATGTGTCTGTATTTGGGTCTACATTATATAATTCTAATACTGAACCCGTAATATTTCCATTAGATGATTGAGTAAAAAATCCAGTAAGAGTTGAACTTCCACCCGTCCACAAACCACTTGATATGGTTGTTCGTTGATTTTCAACTACATCATTTTCTGGATTAAATCTTTGAAATGCCATTATCTACTCCTTATACTTTACTTGGGTCTGCTTTTACTGAGATAGCTACGGTGAATTGTGCACCTGAACTATTACCAGTTACTGACAAGTTTGTGTTTGTTAACGTTGTTAATGACCTTGAAATAACTCTTACACTTTTACCGACAACTGATATCGAACGTTTTCTTTCTGCTTCATTCATAAATACTGGTGTTGTTGCTCCAGCGTTAATGAAGTCTTGGTCAAGTCTACCATTTGGAAGTCTTCTTCCACCACCACCACCCGTTAATGACATATTAGCAACATCTGCATTAAACAATGTAAATGTATATGTTTCATTAGGTGCGTTTCTTGTGTTAGGTGTTACGGCTTGTGTGATACCAGCTCCATTGAAAGTCAATGAAGGACTTGGTAATTCCAATATAGGAAGCTTATTTGTTTCCTTTGGAAGTGTTGTTAATTTATATCTCATTAATTGATTTTCATCTACGAATGCTTCTAATAACGGCATATTTTCTATTACTGCCGCATAAAAGTTTGACCCATTTGGGTGCGCTGTATCGTAAAGATTGTAATCAACCTCGTCGTCTGCTAATGCAAACTTCGTAATTTTAAATTCGTTCTGCCCTCTTGCCAAAAGTTCACGACCTTTTTTTGTCAAAATTGCGTCTACTGTTATACTTGTATTATCTAAAAATCCCATTTTATTTTACTCCTGTGGAAATGATATAACTATTCTTTTTCAATAATAAATATAAGAAAGTTAAATTTTCCATTGTTTTATTCTGTTCGTAATTTACTTGTATCTGAATCTTGTGTCTTTAATACGGTAGGTGCAACTTCATTAACTATTACTGGTTCTTCCCCGTCAATTGTGTTGTCCCTGGTTAAAATATTTCCTTGATAAAATGCTCTAAACAAATTAGTTGATACTGCCATACTTTCAACATCTGATGCTTTGAATGATGAACTATATGCAACACTCGGTCCAATAGAAGCACTCAATGAACTTGAGTAAAAGAATTCTCTCTCTTGAGACTTTTCTGATAATCTTGAACCTGAAATATTAGGTTGTAATACTTCTGTAAATATATTGTTATGTGAACCAGAAGAAATACTTGCCGTAGCGTATAATGTTCCATACTCTCCTCTTTTGTCTATACCATTTAGTATCATTAAAGAACGATTGTTTAAAAATCCTAATGATGAACCCGTATCAAAAAATGCTAAATTAATCTCTCCACCATAGGTTGTATATTCACCACTTGTTTGAAAATAGTTGTTATCAGAACCAGTAATAAATCTTGTTACTTGTATTCCGTCCTCAAAGTGTCCTGCATTTTCAAAAAATGTATTTTCAAATTCTGGTTGTCTTCCTATAATTTGTTTATTTCTTTCTAAGATGTTTGGTTCAATCAATACACCGACACTTGTTTTTGCTCTTGCTGGAACTAATTGTAAAAGTGTATCGTAAACACTACTATCATAAAATTGTAGTATTCTTAAATAATCAAAGAAGTTATTTGACATATCATATCGTTTAAAATATTCTTTTCTTAAATGTCTTAAATCTTTATAAGTTTGTTTGAATTGGTCTCTTGGGTCACCAATGTAATCATCAAAATTAAAGTCTGCAATACTATACATTATGTCTTCGTTTACTACATCAACCGGTGAGAAATAAATTCCCAATGAGTGGTCGTCAAGTGGTGCAAAATCGTCATTAGATTCTTCTCGTCTTTTATCAACTAACAATGAACCTGTTCCATTTACATCTCTTGGTATATCGGAATCCTCAACTCTAATCTTAGTTGCATTTCTACGAGTTGGTCCTAAACTTGGCACTCTTAATTTTTCTTGGTCCACTATTGTTCGTGAGAAGTTTCCTGTAAATCCATTTACATCAACTGATTGTGCTTCTGTATATAATGATAAATCGTGTGCGGTATTTGAAGAAGTCGCTGATGATGATAAATTTTTGTTTTCATCTAATTGATAACGAACTAATAATTCATCAAATGATGATGAATAACTATTACCATTATATGCTTTAGGTGTTCTTGTATGATTATCAAATACACTTGAACTTAATGGTTCTGACCATAAACGATATTCCATTAATGAACCAGTAAATTGATTTCCAAATGAACTACCACTACCACCTAAGTAAACGTGTCCACTTGAAGTAAATGCCGCATTAATTGCAGAAGATGTTACTTCCATACTTTGACTATCTTGATATAAAATCTTTTGTCTTGTTGATTCGTAATACTTTGTAGTTAATTCAAATGATGAACTAGCGTAAATACTATCATCATCAAATTCTGTTCCATTACTTGCTGACTTTCTTGTCAACATTACTGACCACATTTCATCATTATAAAATGGTTGTTCTGATGAAGTGATGTAATTTACACTTCCGTCTGAACCACTAATGGTAAATCTTAAATGTCCATATTCATCTGTTTCACCATTATCTTCTAATGATATAGCAAAGTTGTCATCTTTTTGTAAAATTACTTGGTCCTGTGACTTAGGACTTCTAAATCTAAATTCTATTGTGTCTGGAATTAATCCGTCAGAAGCTGCTTTCCAATTAGATTGAATATATTGTGCCGCTCTAAAATCTGTTGCTCTTGTAAACTTTCTTTTGATTTCATAACTTACTCTTGTTCCTTTATCTGGTCCACCATACTCACGAACTCTTAACATTGTGCTTGGAATACCATAACAATTTAGTAATCCTTTTAGAGAGCGCTCTGTTCCTTTTGTTTTAATAAAGAAAGGTAAGTTTGCTAATATTCTTTTCCAAATCTTTTCTGTTACCTCTTCTTGTGGTGATTCATATAAAGCTGTTCCGTCTGGATTTTTACCCAATAAATAAGTTGGTAAAGTTAATAAATCATTACCACTATATAGATTCATACCAAGTGCATTTGCATAATGTATTGCTACATCTTTCGATATACCCTCAGACATTTTATTTACTCTTACATTTAAATCAGTAATGGATTTAGTATAAGTCCATATTTCATCAAATTGTTGTCCAGTCATATCCATAAATTCTAAGAATACATTATTTTGTGTATCAGCGTAAATGTGTTCTGGTAATGAATTTCGTAATGAATTCATATTTCTTTGGTCGTAATCAGAAGACTCTGTAATTCTTCTATTGAACCAAGTATTAGCATCTGAACTACCTACTGCTGCTAATGTATATGGTGATGATGAGTTTGTCTTAGGCCAAGTTGTATCGTGGAATTGTCCAGCTGATGAACTCACATAAGATGAACTTTCAAAATACATATGATGTTCAAATGGGTCAAATGAATTTTTAACTCGTTGTCGTTTTCTTTCTATCTCTTGGATAGTTTCTAATGAACTTGAGATACTAACTAATGATGAACTATCTGAATTATATCCCTCAATTAGTTTTAATTTTTTCTCAAAGTTTCTAATTCTTGTTTCTGCACTTGAGAAATGAACAAAGTTTCCAAAACCATAATCGTCTGATTCTATTGTTAAATCAGTTGTTGTTTGACCATACTCTATATTTGGTTGAACATCTAATAAACTACCCGATACTAATATTCTTTCTATGTCTCTTGAATCATCATCAGAATCACTTAACAATCCTGTATGCGTATTGTATTGTGTTCCTTGAAAATTTATTGGATTATCTTGTGAATTAAAGTTTGGTAATCGTAAAAATATTCCGTCATCTACATCATCTTCAAATGGAACTAATCTCACACTATCAACATAGTCTGGTAATCTTTTTTCTACAAATGAAAATCCCTCACCAAACTCAATATCATTTGATAGTGGTAGTTTTGTTTTTAAAATTCTTTGCTGTCCGTCAACACCTAATACACTATTCGTAACAAGATAATATTGTGAATCAATTTTTACATAAGTTTTATATCGTTCTATATTATTCTTTACATAATTTACTCTAAATCCTTTAAACCTATTTGCTACTTGGTCATCACCTTTATGTCCATAAAGATTTACTCCGTCATTGTAAGATAAAGAAACACGAATACGATTACTATCTATAACTTCTTCAATGGTAGCAACATAATCTCTCGGTGATAAATTAGCTTGTTCTTGATTAGGATTAATAATTTCTTCATCAGCTACCTGTTTATATTTATTGGTAAATTCACCATTTGGTTTAATAATTTTTCTTTTAACCAAATCATCTTTTGAAAATGCTTTATCTCCCAATCCGTCATTAACCAATGCTGCTTTTGTTTCATCACTTACAAAAAATACTTCACCCGCTTCATCTCTACCACTTTCAACGTGTTCTCTAAATTCATCTCTTACTGCTTGAATACTTACTGGTGGATTTTTTGGGTCAAACCCTGCGTCTTTGATTGGGTCAACAATCATTTTTCCATCAACACCGATTTCCTCTAATACTACTCCACCTGGACCCAATACTTCTATTACTCCGTCTGGTCTTACGATTGTAGGTGAACCTTTAAATGTTGGTCCCTCAACTATATTCTGTGGTTTTGGTTGTGGTGCAACTACTTTTGCTTTTGGTGTTCTTGCTGGTGTAATTCTTGGTGGAGCTGTTCCTGTTGGTCGTTTTCTATTTGAACGACTTCCTGCTCCTACTTGTCTTGATTTACTTGTTGCTCTTGCCATTAGTATCTACCCCCACCTTGTCGTCTTGTTCTTCTTGTTCTAACTGGCGCTGACGCTACCTGTGGTCTTGATGTTCTAATTGGTGCCGTTGAGACTTGTGGTCTTGGTTCACTTACTTGTCGTGTTGGTGGTGGTGAAGGAACACCTAAAGCTGGTGGTGCCGCTACTCTAATTGGTTGACCACCTATACTTCTTGTTGGTCTTACTTCTCTAACTGGAACACTTGGTCTTGGTCTAACGATTTGTATTACCGAGCGAACTGGTGCTGGTCTTGAAACTTTTTTTGTTTTTCTTGTAACTTCTATCTGTTCATTTATAACTTGAATTATTGTTTCTCCGTTAGGAACTCTTTCTTTTTTAAGACCTGCTTTAATATTGTTTCTGGCATTACCTCTTTTAGATTTTACTTTTCTAACATCTACCTTAATAGGTTTTCTTTTAATAGGGGTAATTTTCTTTTTCTTTTTAACCTTTATTGGTCCACCTAAAATCTCTTGTTGTTTTACACCACCTGAACCTATAACTCCAAGTCCTGTTTTTACCTCTTTGAAATCTGGTAAGTCTTTAATGAAAGGTCCTTTTGGTGGCGGCGGTGGTGGTGGTAAAATTAAATCTTTTCTTTTTTTCTCTTCCTTTAAATCAACATCAGAAATAATTTCATCGCCTTTTGTATCGCCTTGACCTGGTCTATTTGGTTTAATATCGACCGGAAATCCACTTACGGTTTGTGGTTTAGGAACTGGTCCATTATCATCTATTGGTAATGGTTTTATTTCATCTAACACCTCTATATTTTGTGGTCCTATTCCTCCTGGTCCTGGATTTGGTGTTGCTATATCTACCCTTATTGGGGTAAAGCTATTATCTTGGACCGATAATCCTGTACTTCTTGAACGAGCACCTTGTGCTACTTCTGCTCGTCCGGGTTTCCTACGAATTCCGTCAGTTCTTCTGTTTGCTCCTATAAATGCTCTTCTTGCCATTAGTATTGCTCGTTTGCTCTTTCTTGTAATGCTCCGTCTGCTATTTCTCTTTCAATTGGGTCTGGGTCATTTAACATTATGTCAATTAATTCTTTGTTTGATATTCCGTCACCTCTAAAATCAGTTGAAGCTCCATCACCAAGAAGTCCTTGTAGATATGGTGTATCGTCATCACCATCATCTATAACAATATCACTATTGTCAGTATCTTCATCTCCATCAACTTTATATAGTTTTGGTATAACGATTTGACCACCTACCATATTCTGTGTAAATCCTCTATCAGTTGGGTCTATATCAAACTCTAAAACATGCGGGTCTTTTGGGTCAAATTTTATAGAACCCATATTTTGTCTACTTATTGGTTTGTATTGAATCATCTCACCCATTTCCGCAAACTCGTGCATATATTCTGAATTTTTTATTTTATCATCAAGTTGTAATATAAATTCTGTTCTGTCTGGTGAAGTTTCTACGAGTTGATATTTCATTTCTTTAATAAATACTTCTTCACGCATAGTCTTATCTGATTCATCACCGGTTGATTTAAAAAACTTTACTTCATCATTTACTACATCTCTATCAACTTGTCCATCAAAAATTATTCCTTTTCTATCTACAAATTGTGTAGTTTCTCTACCAGCTAATCTTCTAAGAAACTTATATGTAACATTATACTCACCCTCACTAAATCCTAAATCTCTTAAATGTTGTCCTACATCAAGGTCTACGAAGTCTCCATCATTTTGAAAGTTAACTTCATTAAGACCCATAATTTTACTAATAAGAAAGTTACCCTCCATATCATAAACATATAGAACCATAAAATCGCTTTCAAAGTCTCTACCCCAACTACTATAAACCTTTTCTGGATTAAAGTATTGGTTTCTTTCTTGTTGTGTAAATCCGTATTCTAATGCCATTATTCTGCTTCATCCGTTTGGTATGGAAAACCTAATTGTAACCAAATTTCTTGTCCTCGTTTAGTATGATATAATTGTTTGTTAATTACATCATCATATTGATAAGTAGCTAAATCACTTTTTAAAGAACGATAGTTGTGTCTATGACCACGACCACCGAACAATTTTTTCTTTTTTCCTTTTTTTGTAAATCTTTTAACATCAAGTTTGTCTTTTCTAAATTCTTTCCAACCTTCAGCGTTTTTAAATTTCTTTTTATTTCTAATGACGGTACCGATTCTCATTGGTGGTCTCTTACCTTCTATTTTAAAAAACTCGTTTAATAGTGAGTGTAATTTGTCAGTTGATATATCTGGTGTAAATTCTTCATTAAAGTAAACATTCATAACCTGAATTAGATTATCTCGTTTTGTCATTTGGAATTCTACTTGTTCGTCTGTTGCTTCTTCAGTAGTATCATCTTCTTCATCATCTTCTTCTTCGTCTGCTTCTGGTTGAAAGTAATGTGTAAATTCGTTGTCAATTTCACCCTCAAAAAAATATTGTGCATTTTCTAAACGAACTTGTTCAAATTCTTCTTCTAATGAAACACCTGGTGTTTCACCCTCAAATGAAACTAAAAATCCCTCATCATCTCTAAGTGGTGTATTGGCATCTACTGAACCAGAAATAGCTTGTTGTTGTTTTAAAAAGTCTATTTCCTTTTGATATTCTATTTCAGGACCATTAAGTATATTACTATATACTTTAGATTTTTTTGCTGCTTCACTTGGTAAATAAGGCATTGTTATCTCACAACTCTAAATTCATAATTGTCATCATAGAAGTTTATTTGTTCGTCTGTTGTTCCACTACCACTAACAACCTTAATACAAAAACGATAATCTCTTTCTGCTTGTAGTCCGTTCATTTGAACTCGGAAAAAGTTTCCGTCCGAATCACAACTAACTCTTGAACCACTACCAAAAGGTATGATTACTTCTTCAGTATCAGCGTCTCTTACTTCATATTCTACTGAAGCGCTTGGTAAATATTTAACACCTAACTCACTTGGTGTTGCGCTGAAACTTGATGAAGGATAAAGTTCTCTACCAACGACTCTAAATTTTACAATTGACTTTTCTTTATATTCTGTTTTCATATTCTTGAAATAAACTTTTAGTCTTTCTAAGTCTGTTGAACTTAATGGTGATAAACTTCCTGAGTTCCAAGATGAATCGTCCCACTCAACTTCTAACTTAGGTGGATAGATTGTATGTGTTTCCCTTGAGAAATATTTTAGGTTTCCTAATCTTGAACTATCACCCTCTTGTCCTGTATTGAAATCAAAACTTGCAGTTGCGTGATTGTTTCCATAAGAACCACTATCTTCTCTTTTAACGATAAATCCATTGTTTGGATAAACTGAACTTGAATAAATGAAATTGTTTACCAAGTCTGTTACATCTGCTCTAACATCTTTTTTATCAAATGTTAAATCATAAGATGAACTAACTTCATATTGACCATTACTCGCAGTAAACCAAGAACCACCTTCAGTCAATACTGAACCTGTTACCCAAGGTGTTTTTGCCTCGTGGTCTCTATATTGATAAGTTGCTCCATTATCAGTTACTGGGTCGTGGTCAAGTTTTCCTGAACCTTGTTTCCAACTACCACTAACCATATAAATGTGAAGTGGTTGTTCAACTTCTACTTCTTCAGAAGTTGCGTCAAATAAATTTAAATAATATTTTGCAGTAGAAGGTATTTTCCCGTCCTGTATAGACTTAGAGATAAAACTTAAATCAAAGTCAATCAATACTCTTGATACATTACCTACCGTACCATTGTTGTTTACAACTTTATTAATTTCTAATATTTCATCAATACCAGTATTTCTTGATGCTGTTGTTCCACCAGAATATAATGTTGTATCTCTTTTACCAAATTCAAAATAATGCATTATCTATCTCCCACTACTCTACCCTCAATATCGCTATTTGGGTTTTTTAATTCAAATATACTTGGGTCTAATGATGGATAAATGATTCCGTCTTTTGTAGCTGATAACATATCATAAGTATTACCACTATATCCAAGACCTGTTTCAAACTTATTCTCAATAAGTATAAGTTCGTTGTTTGGATTATTTTCTGCCGGTGGAACTAATGATACTACACCCTCACAAGTAGAAATCTGATATGCTAAGTCACTCAATATAATTGGTTGATTCATTTGCCATTTTTCTATTTGAAAGAATTCTTTTACTTTTTGTATTGTTCTAAACAACACATCATTTTTATTATACCCTCTTTTTGTAACGATATTATATTTTACACCAAAATTAATTATGTATCCGTCTTTAATATTGATAGCGTCTGTTAATAATCTATATTGTGAAAGATATGTTTTAACATTTTGTTTTACTGCTCTATTCAATCTAACCAAACTTTTACTTGCGTCATATCCTAATAAATACATATTTAATGCTAATGGATTTTTTACTTCTGTTCCTTTACTTCTTGTATCCGTTATGATTCCGTCATTAACAACTAATTGTCCGTTCTGTTCTAATTGTTCATCTTGAACAATAAATGCTTTTGCTACATTACCATATTTTTGTGGTAAAGAGTAAACTCTTGTTATGTAGTCTGCTTTTGTAACTGCTCTATTTTGTGCGTTAAAGTAAGCAGATGCATTTTGCTTTATTTCTGTAATAGTTTCTGTTGAAGCACCACCCGAAGCTGGGTCTTCATTAATAGGTGTGATACTTGCTTCTACTGCATTTAGTAGGTCAGCATCCAATCCTGTTGTAGGATTGGTGTAATTTAGTCTATTGAAAGATGTTATACTATTTGTTGATACATTATGTTCTACTGCTCCACCATAATTATAAGTTACGGTAAGTGTTGTGTTACTTGGTGCTAATCCAAATGTTCTTGTTTTTAAGAAATTACTTGGGTCAAATGACTCATCTAATCTTGATACACCAAGACCTAATCTTGAACCGACATTGTCTGGATTTGGAATTATTTCTTCATCTGCATTATCACTAATACCTGAACCGAATCTTAATTCCATTTTATTATCATCACGAACTCTTGTTGTAAATCTTCTTGATGCTTTTATTAATTTTAACAAATAAGGTGTATCAGTTTTAAATTCAGCTAACGCTGGGTCATTGAGTGTTGAATTTTCTTCATCTTCAAAAACTGTATCCTGTGCTAAAAATGGAACCTCATAAAATTTATTATTTTCACTATCAGTAACTTCAACAATACTTGTAACTTTATCATTAGATAAAATTATCTTATCGAATTCTTTTGCATTGGTAAATGAAAATGTTTCTTCTTCTCTAACACCAGATTGAGCCATACCTTTTTTAGTTAATCTAAAGTTTGTAGGAATATTACCTGATGTAGGTTGTAATGCTTTTACTTCCATATTATCTAATGAACTCGATACTTTAAAATCAACATCATCTAATAATGTAAATTCTGTTCCATTATTTGCTACTAATGTTGAATTAGATTGTATTTTTCCTGCGTAGTCTAAATCTGGTTTGTAGTTGTTAGCGTCAATGGCTACTGCTGGAACATCAATACTAAATGTCATCTCAACAATAGCAGGTGTTGCTAACCTTGGTTTATATCCATATGATTGTGCAATTGATAGAACATTTTTTCTTTCTTCTGCAAATTCAATTAAAGTTTCTCTAAATTGATTATCAACATAGTAATTCAATACATCACCAACATACGCTGCCATTTCAACAAACATCATACCTGGTGATGCTTCATTAAAGTCATTGTATTGATTTGGGAAATATGATTTCGCAAACTCTATTAAGTTTTCTCTAATGTCTGTAAAGTCTCTACCGAGATAATTTACTTCTTTTGATAATGTTTTTTTATTTGTTCCGTAGTCGGACATTTCTATTCTCCAATTCTAAAGTCAAATGATAATAATTCAATTACATCTGGATTAAGTGCTGCTGAAAACTCAACCTGAATATTGACTTGATTCTGTTCTTGTATAGTGAATACATTTATAATGTTGATATAAGGTAAGAAAGTATCAGTAGCTATTCTAATGGCTTCGTCAACCCTGTTAGGAATATCTTGTCCTTGTTCAAAGACAATATTTTTTAAACGACTTCCAAAGTTTGGTTGAAATACTCTTTCACCTGGTGTGGTAAGTAATAGGTTTCTAAGATTTGCTTTTGATTGTTCTAATACGGTTTTTGTTTTATAGAAAAATCCCTCTGGACTATGGTCCAATGGAAATCTTATTCCAACATACTTGTCTTCGTTTTTATCTATTTCTCTTACGCTTCTTGCCATTATTTACCTTATGGTCTAAAACCACCTTCACCTGTTTTCTTTTTATTGATTGCTTTCATCAAACCAGAATAATCACGAGTTAATGCGTTTTGAACATCTTCTGGCACTTGGTCTACTGAAACACCTGCTTTCTTGATTGTATCAACCGCTCCCATTTCTCTTGCTTTTTCTTTATTCTGTCCACGACCTAAATCCCCATAACCTAATACTTCTGCCATATTGTCAGAACCTAACACTCCACCACCCAATGTTGGATATTCATCTTCCATTGGTGCACCTAATGGTTTGGTTTGGTTCAATACTTCATTTAACGCTGTGTTTTTTGTGTATTGTTTTTTAGGTTTTTTGATAACCTTTTTAGGTTTAGGTTTAGAAATCGTTTCTGCTAATTTGATTTCTTTTTCTTCATTAATAAATATCTCGCTAAGTTGTTTTTTAACTTCTTTACGAACAACTAATTCAATTATATTTCTTAATTTATTTTTATCCATTATTACTCCTGTTTTGCTAATTGTGATATTTCTGCAAGATTAATTACTTGCTCTAATTGTGCTACATCTTGTTGACCTTGTGCAGCGTTTCTCGTTAATTCTTGTAATTGTGGTGAACCACCATTTTGGAAGTATCTTTGTAATGCCCTTGGACCAGCGCCATCTGATATAACATCTCTAACATCTGCTGTATCTATTTCTGGGTTATCTGGGTTACTTTCAAATTCATCAAGTGTTGCTATAAAGTCACTCGGTTCTACATCTCCACTTTCTACGATTGAATTTAATTGACCTCCTACTTGTTGTGCACTTTGTGCTAATCCATCTGCTACACCTTTCATAGCTTCAAGTTTAGCCTTTGCTCCAGCTATATCAGCTAACACACCATCAAATCCACCAAGTGCGTCAAGTCCTGGTAAACCTGGTAAACCAAGTTCATCTAATACTTCTTGAAGGTTTACCATTTCAAAATCAAATCTTGGTAACCATTCTAAACTTATAAATCTTTTAATCATTTCTATATAAAATTTTATTGCGTCATATCTAATTTTCATACCTACCATAAAACTTGGATTAGGTATTCCACCTGGTAATACTGGTGGTAGTATTAAAAAAGGTAATGCTTGTAATTCTAATTTAAGTATTTCAACCATTGGTCTTAAGTCCCCAGCTCTTTCTTTTATAAACTTAGGTAACATTATATCTCCGTCTGGATTTGCTATATCCCTTTTTTGTCCATTGATAGTTATAAAATCCATTTGACTATCTTTAACTTCTAATGTAAGTTTTTTATTACCTTGAACTAAAACATCTCCTTCTATTGAAGCTAACTTTATATCTTTTTGTGCTAATAAATCTAATTCATCTGTAATAGCTCTTATTTCTATTCTATCAGAGTTAAGTAATGTTGTTGGAACTTCTTCATTAGTCATAGAGATGAAAGAAGTATCATTATCAATAGTGATTGTTCCATCATTATTTTTATCACTACCCAATCTAATATAATTACTAAATCTACCTTGTAATAAAGTATCACCAATTTTTATATTTGTATATGGTGGATTAGTATCTATGAATTCTCCACCTCTTTCAAAATCAAAAGTTTTGTTTTCTATTTTTGTGCTTTCGTTAAAAGCTGAAAAGTTTACATTTTTAATATCTTCACTTAATCTTGATAAATAGTAATGATTTCCTTTATACTCCATACCTAACCACAATTCACCTCGTAATGGAAACTGAACTATGTTAGAATTTAATGGTAAAAATATTCTATCTTCAACTTCTTCAATTGTATCACCTTGCTCAGATATAACATACCTACCAGTAACTTCACCTACATTGATGTCATCAACACTAACAACTTCAAAGATTTCTAACTCATAAAATTTTTGAGTTTCTTTTAGTTGTGCAAGTATTGCATATAATTCACCTTTTGTTACTAATGCTCCAGTATCAAAATTTGAATCAAGTCCAGACCCTTCGTCCGTATTTATATAAGCCATTAACTTTCCTTACTGATAGAACTTTCTATTTCGTCTTTTTTGATTTGTAACTCTTGAACATCTGTTTCTATTGCACTCATCAGTTGTTCTTTTTCTGCTTCTGATAAACCGAACTCACTATCGTCAGATGTTATTCGTTTTTCAGCTGCTGTAATTCTTTGAACGATTGTTGCTAACTTGACAAGTTGTTCGTCGTTCTTTACATTGATTTCTAAATATTCTTTTAGCATAGGAACTATCTGAACGGCTGTATCTCCGTCCTTGATAAATCCCACAACCTCTTTCATCAATACTTCTAATTGTTGTTTATTGGTTTTGGAATTATCGTATATGTCCTTGAAGACATCTGATAAGGTTTTTCCCTCGAATATTTCGTAATCTTTTGCCATAGTTTTTACCTAACAATAAATAGTAAATAGTTAAAAAATAGGGATATATATTTATATACTCGTTGATTTTTTTGATTTTACCTTATAGTTATTATACGAGTCGGGTAAAACCGGCTTTTATTGTAATAAAAGGGGGAAGCACAATGAAAGACACAATCAAAATGATTATGGAAGGCGTATCTGGTATTAAAGATATGTTACTTCACATAATCGGCTTAGGTGTTCTTGTACAATTAGTATTTGTAGGGGGATTCTTAGGTATTGATATTGTTAGTAATTTGATTAATTTAGTAAACTTATTTGGAAACGCTGGGTTTGCTGGATTTATATCACTAATCGTGATACTTGGATTACTGAATAAATAAAGGTGGAATTAAAAGGGCAGTAGAAATACTGCCCTTTTTTGTTTTATAATATATCCCAACTACCAGTATATTTAGTTTCTATACTTCCGGTAGCTAAGTAATTCTTTTGTAAATTAACGTGATGTTTTTTCAGAACATTAATCACACGAGTAATGTGTTGAGTATTGGACCCAGTCATTTCTCTAATCAGAATATACAAAGCTTTCTTATTAAAGTTCTCAATGTTCTTTCTTTGTTCCATAAGATACAATACTGAATTAGCAACATCTATATCTTGTTTTCTTTTAAACACGGTAGTTAAGTTGTTGGACCAATAGTCTACGAATAAATCCATATACTCTTTCTGACCCTCTAAAACATCTTCTCTATTGGTTTCCCACAAAGCATCTCTTTTGTAATCAGTAGCTTCTTCTCCGTCAGTCTGTTTTAGTTTTTTGTAATTGTTGTTGTTGTGTAGAATCAAATAGTTCTTAGCAACAATACTAAAGTATGAGAATGCTTTACCTTTACCTTCGGTAAATTTATGCATATTCATATATAGAAAACTAACAACCTCGTGCATTACATCTGTGCTTGGAACATCAAAGTAATAAAACTTAAATGTATGAATTATATTTTCTGCCAACTTCTCAAAGGGTTGTCTAATATGTTCATTGTAAATTCGTTCTCTCATATGTGGACGAGTTTCTTTATTGTGTCTAATGATTGCGTCTTCTGTTCCTTGGTGGAAGTAATATCTTGGTGA